TAGACCGTCCGGACAGTGGCTCCTGTCCCTGGCGATAGCAGCCGCAAGCATCGCCGTGAACTGTTGCGTGTGAACCCCAACTTCGTCGTCGTACTGAGTCTCCGCATAGGCCAGGCAGGCTTCCTTGATAGTCTCGGAATACTGCGTACAGCCGGGCGGGTACGGGTACGCCGCGCTGATCTCCTCTTGAAGGACCTCATAGCTGTAGGTCAAGGTGTAGGCGTCGTCGGGAATCGGCCAGAAAACCACCTGCATTCGGGTAGAAGTCGTCCGAGTATGCGCCTTTGGCCGAATCGCAAAGACAACCGGGTATCCGTTCTGATCCTCCTGGGCAAGCAACTTCTTCACTTGCCCCTCGCTCCGCTGGACAATGGACGGGTATCCGTAGTCGGTCGAGAATTCCATGTCGCCCTTGATGCTTCCGTAGTCATCCGGAAGGTCATAGGCGGACGTGTATTCCCGCACCTGCTGTGTTCCCGTACCGGTGTCCGTAATGTCGATGGCGCTGCCGCCAGAAGTGGTAGCCAACTGGAAGGTGTTTTCTGCCGAACTCACAATGTAGTACACCGTTCCCGTTGACAGCCCTGCCGGCAATGCGCTGGAAGTGTAGAGCAGAACCGTGTCGCCGTCAGAGTAACCATGACCGTTGCAGGCGAAGGTGTCCGTGCCTGAATCTGCGGTGAAGGTCTGCTTGGTCCCGGTGTCAATCGTCGTTGTCGGAACGAGGAAAGACCAGCGATAGGCGAACTTCTCTCCGACAAGTATCGGATAGAGAAAGCGCCTGACGCCGGCCTGTACGCATTCGGCAATCTGCGCGGTCTGATCCGCTGACCAGTTTGCCGAGTCTCGCCCGTAGCCGAGGAACCAGCCAACCTCTGCCGAGAAATCAGAATAGCCGAGAGACAGTCCTGGTTCAGCCATGCTTCACCTTCTTCCATGCCCTGTTCGCATCCCTGTGAAAGTCGGAGAAGCGACGGTTCTGCTTGTTGGCAGTAGCGTAGTAGATCCGCTCTCCGCGTTTGGCTCCGTACTCCTGCTTCATCGCAGCCATGACGCGCTTGGCACCCTTGGTTTCAGGCACTTGGTTGCTCCTTCTTCGGCCTACTGGGCTTCCTGGCAATCTCCTGCGTCGGGTCAGATTGCGTGTTCACAGTCGCCTCTCCCAGGAACGGGAGCATGACGATGAGAGGGAAGGCCACGTCGTACCTCATGTTCTCGGTGCCGTACACTCTCCTGGAGCATTCCTGTAGCTTCTCCAGCATTTCCTCAAGACGCTTCGGAACCTCATCCACGCCCAACGCCCTCTTTGCCATAGCCAACATTTCTCTGCTTGCCATTTCGATTTCCTCCCGCCTGGCAAAACACGGCAAAACACGGCAAAACACGGCAAAACACGGCAAAATTGAGATTCCCAAGGGGGGAGGGTCACTCCCCCCTTGGGATGGTGATTACCGCTCCGCGACCAGACGAATCCAGTCGATATCCCACGTGCATCCAGCAGTCGTGCTGTTCTTGATGGCGACATACGGACTCATCTCTTCCCCATCCGGGAAGTCGGTCGCAGTCATCAGAACGCTCGTGCTGTTCTCCACGCCATCGACAAAGAAGCGCAGCTTCTTCCCATCGAACACCATGCCGAACTTCACGGCAGTTCCGGCGACGATGGTATGCGCTCCAGAGTCGAGAGTGACGGGCGACGTGCTGCCGCCGGCCGTGTTGTAGGTCGTAGTCACAGTGGCGGAAGCGGCCGTAGCGATGGAGAAGCCCACGTAGTCCTTGTCGGCCATCTCGTCGCTGTCGTTCCAAAACCCGTTGTCCACGGCCAACCCCTCTTCGGCCAGCCCGAAGAAGAAATTCTGCGTCACGATCTGCTGCGGCTCCAGACGGGCCTCAAGCCAGAGCTTCTTGCCAGCAGAGAACTTCACCAAGCCGGCAACGTCATCGCCGTAGGTGAGAACCGGGCCGCAGTTGTCCGTCGCGTCAGACCCGAACCGCATCACGCCGCCAACCTGATCGGTCTGGAAGGTGATGCTGCCGTTCGTGTCCTTGAACGCGAAGCGGGCCGTGCCAAGGTCATTCGTGCCGAGATGGTTCAGGAAATCATCCCAAAGCACGATGTCACCCCTGGCAATGGCCTCCAGGTAGTTGCAGTCAGCCCAAACCGCAGGGCTCGGGCGAGTAGTGCTTTCCTGCTTGTATTGTGCGCCGATTTCCATGGTTCAATCTCCTTGAGTCATTCGTTCAGAAAATCCCCGTTCACGATTCCCGCAAGCACTCACTTGCAGACGAGGAACAGACGGCGACGGTCGGTGCACAGGAAGTTGTACGAGCAGTCGATATGCACCACGTAGACCGTGTGCTGATTCGGAGCCTTCTCCGGCGGATCTTCCACCATGTATTCACCCTGGAGGAACACCGGGTTGAAGCATCCCCAATTCACGCCGTAGATCGGATCGTAGGTGGCCATGTCGCTGTCCGCATCGAGATACGGGACCCAGGTCAGCGGAGTCCTGCGGACCAGCACCTTGCCGTCCATCGACGCCACGTCGGAGCCGAGGTTGTCATTCTGGCCTTCGGCAAGCTCCTCCATAGCGTAGATGACGTCGTAGTTCGTGTAGAGCCCGTACCGATCCCCCTTGTTGTACGAGGGGATGATGTTGACGGGCGACATGAACTTGGTGAAGGTCATGGCCTTGCGGAGCTTCCGAACGGCATCCGTCCGAGTGACGTTCGTGTACTGCGCCGTCCAGTTGGCCCAATTCGGGTAGGTCGTGCTGGACAGTCCAGCCGCGCCGGAACTGAACCCGGTCGGGTTGCCGCCGTTGAACCCCTCGGACGTATCGCGGACAATCCAGTAGTCAATGCCGAACGGCATCACTGTGTCCGTGGAGTCTGCCGGCTTGGACCAGAAGTTCTCTTCCATGCGCTGCGCCAGCGCCAGCATGCCCTGACTGCGGGCCTTCTTGACCTCATCCACGATCTTGGACGCGCTGGAGTTCATCTTGACGAGCCTGCGTTCAAAAGCGTAGTCCGCAGTCGTGTGCCGCCATGGAATCGAAGCGGTCTTGAGGCTGTCCGCGACGTTCACGTTGTCCACGCCGAACAGGCCCACGTTGCGGGCGCGGTCGGAGTCGAAGGACACGTTCACGTTCCACTGGATCGTGTAGCCGGAGTCGAACATGACGCGCTCTTTCTTGAGGATCTGAGGGAGCGCGACATACTCCTGAAGATCAGTGGCGATGTCGGTCCACTTGTTCGGACCGAGTTGCTTCTGAGTGCTGATGAGAATATCAGCAATGGCATCGGCTTGAAGTGCCATGTTTCAGTCTCCTTGGTTCACAGGAACCCGCTCCGATCAGGATCGGCGCCCAGGACTGCCGCATGTTCGCGCTTCTTCTCGCGCACGGCGGCGATGGCGCGTTCTGTCGCGCTCATGCCCGTGCGGGGCGGTCGCCCGTTCGGCCGGATGGTCGTTTGCGAGCCCCACGCATCTTCCTTTTGCTTTTGCTTGGCCTTCTCCACTGACATGGCCTTGTCCCTGTGCATGGCCCAAATCGCCATGTTCATAAGCGCTTCCTCGCTCGGCGGCTGCTGATTCCGACCGATGAAGTGATTGGCGATCTTGGTCATCATGTCCGCAGTCTCCACCCGCGCCTTCTGCTGCGCCTGTGGCAACTTCTCAAACGGCCCCTTGCCAAAGACGGTATCGAAGTCTTTTGGCAGTTTGTTGTACGCGGCCTCAACGCGACCGATGACTTCTCGCTGCAAGCGGGATTGCTCCTGCTGCCGTTGTGCATCATCGGCCTGCTTCCGCATTCCAACAAGCTGTTCGATACCTTGGAGCAACTGATTGATCCTGCCTTCCATTGACTTCTGATTCTGGTACATTTTCTGGAAGGCTTCCGGGTACTCCTCCAGTTCCTTGGCAATCGCATCCTCTTCGGCTTTCAACTGCTCCGCTGTTTTCTGCGGAGGCTGCTGTTGAGCTTGCTGTTGAGTCTGCTGCTGCTGTGGCTGAGTCTGCTGTTGAGTACCCTGCTGCTCCTGCTGCTGCATTACCCTCTGGCCGTCTGCGGCGAAGGCTTCCGCCAATACCTGCAATCCAGCCCCCAAGGCTGCGTTGCTGCCGAAGGCCGCAATCCTCGTCGGGTCCATGCCGAATTGCTTCGCCATTTCCCCGAGATTCTTGTCGAGCCATTCCGGGCTTTCCGGAGCCTGCTGTTCCCCTTCCTTCGTGCCGCCGGAACCGTCCTCGGCCGCATTCTGGTCGGCGCCGCCGGCTTTGGCGTCAGATTCCTGCGGAGGAAAGTCATCTCCAGCAGGCTCCTTGACGTCATAGTCGGCCGCGTTGAACAGACCACTCTGCTCCGTTGATTCCTTTGGTTCGCTTCCGCCCTGCTGGCCGGAATCCGCGCTTTCGGCGCCTTCTTCTTCTAGCATGGTCATTCTCCCCGCCTGCGATGAGTATGCTTCTGCGGGTCACTGTACCCGCCGTTCCTGTCGTAGTATCCGTGAGCTTCGCAGTATTCCTTGCGATGCTCGGCAGTCCTGAAGATGGCCGCTCCCGTCCTTCTGTTGAACTCTGTCGGCACACCCAACTTCTCCGACATGGCCTGCGCCTCCTGAACCTGCGACGGATGGACGCCCATCGAATCGGATTCAAGCGGCCACAAAGCGCAGGACGTGACCCTGCGTGATCGCTGTTCTTCCGCCAGGCTCCTGTGTGCCAGCACCCCATCCTTGCAGGTGATCGTCTCGGGATGAGGTTCGAACATGGACATATGCACTTCCTCTATGCCCGTGCCGTCCTCGCGCTCGTAGCAGTAGATCGGCATATCTTGTCCTCAGACCGGACACGCCTCGTTGATGGAGAGCCAGTTGACGCCGATATCTGCCAGGACATCTGTCTCGGCGTCGAAGTACACGCCGACGCCTAGCCAGTAGAACCGGCGCAGGTCAACGCCCGTGCCGACCTCGTAGCCGTCCCCAAGCTGGACGGAGCACAGTTGCCACTTCGCTGCCGTGATGGAGCTATCCGCGAACCGGTATTCGATGTAGTTGCTCGCGTCACGCCCGAGCCTGACGACAGCCGCAGCGACATTGGTTGTCGCGCTCACATACACCAGCCAGTTGAGGCGGTCGGTCAGGTTGATGATGTTCGCCTTTCGTTCCGCCGTGTAGTCGCCCGTCCGGTAGATCAGAGCGTATTTCGTATTTGCCGTGCCGTTGGCCTTGTCGAACTCCAGCGGATAGGTGCCGCCGCAGACAGCGCCGTAGTTGCCGGAATTGGCGAGGTTCGTCGTGTCGTTGTTGAGTGCCGCCCAATCTGCCGCGTTGTCGCAAAGCGGGTCAAGCAAGTTAATCATGTCAGGCTCCTAGCGCCGGTCCGACTTCGCTCTCCTGCCCGCCTCCACCGAGGAGGAACTGGACGAGAAGGTTGTTCCCTTCTGTGGCGGTACGCCCGCCGCCTCCACCATGCGGCATCTGCGGCGGGCCGGGAGGCATCGGAGCCTCCGTCTCGTTCGCAGCGCTTTCCGCCGCTGACTTGATTCCGAACTCCACGATCTGGTTCAATTCCGGAAGGTTCCCGTACCGGGCCGCGAAGTCCAGGATATTCGTGAAGTTTACCTGGCCTCCCTGCGCCTGTATCTGCTGCATGTACGGGGCGATGAAGTTCTGGAATATCTCGAACATCTTCCGCAGCCTGCCCTCCGGGCTCGGCTTCTGCATGGAGTACGGAGTGACCTGTACGCGGAAGTCTGACGGGCTTACGTCGGCCAGCTTCTCTGGAGTCAGGCGGCTTGGGATCGGCCCGAGTCCTGCCGGCCGCACAACGAAATCACGGTACAGGTTCGGGTCGCGCATTCGGAGATGGACGATCTTTTCCATGACCTTCGTGGTGAACGTCTCGCTCGCCGTCTGCATCTTCTGGACGCGCTTGTTGGCGTTCGTGTCGATGAGCATTTCCTGTCGCGCCGTGTCTGCCACGGAGCGCAAGCCGGCAATCACGTCGAGCCCGCCGGCCATGTAGGAGAACATGTCCTTGACCATGATGAAGGAAGCCAGCAGCGCCCGGTCCATGCCTCCGGACACGAAATCCTTGATGGCATCGACGTTGTTCACCTTGACCCACTGGCCGTCAGAGGCATTCATGATCCGCTCGGCATCGTCCTTGGACGTGTCATTGTAGATCGGGTTCGACTTGCATCGCTCGGCCTGGTTCCTCAACTTGCGGAAGATGTTGTTGGCAAGCAGATGCAAGTCACGCCACAGGGCGACAGGCGGAAGCGGCATCGTGTTGTTCGGCACGTCGGAGAACCACAGGAGGTTGTCCGGCCCGTTGCTCGGCCCCGTCCATTCCACGATCTTCAGTGGCTTGCTTCCTGCCGATTCCTCTGCGGCCATGGTGAGGATCAGGCGCTCCTTCGGGAGCCATACTTCCCACAGTTCGACATACTCCTGGTACTCGTCCTCGTCCCGGTAGTCGTCCTTGGAGATGTCCTCCACCTTCTCCTCGCCGGCCTCCCACGCCTCGCGGCGGGTCGGCTTCAGCTTGTCCTTGTTCTGGAACTCGTCCGATTCCATGACCCAATCGTAGGGTACGCGGATCTTGTCGCCCATGAACGCGGCCTTGCGGATATCGTTCACGGCCATGTCATGTACCCAGTTGTCGATATCCACGCAATCCACGTAGATGGCTGGAGGCCCGCCGTCTCGCGCCTCCACGCCCGTCTTGCTGATTCCCATGCACATGAGCGCATCCGTAACCACCCTGCGCTGCACGATCTCGTACTCTATTTCTTCGAGGAGGCGGTTCACGTCGTAGGTCAGGTTCGCGGCCGTAGGCGTGTTTTCCAGTTTGTCAGGGACCAGCAGCACATGCGGATTGCTGGCCGCGATGGACTGGACGTAGGTGTCGATGGACAGGGCGATGAGGTTGATCGGGACCTCGTTTTCCGGGCCTCCGGAGCCGTAGTTCTTGCCGACCATCTGTTCCACGTTCTTCATGCGGATATCGCGGAACCCTCTGAGGGCTCTGTAGGAGCATTTGATTGCGGATCTGGTCTTTCTCAGGTGGCTTTCGTCGTTCGGTTTCATGCGAACTCCGCTTCCAGCCTACGCATCTTGCGGTCGTGCATGCGTTGGGCAAGTGAGCCTCTTTCCGGCTCGGATTTCGTTCCCACCCGCGAGGAGGCCCGTTCCTGGAGAAGTTTGTTGCAGAGGGCATCGGCAATCACGCGGTCGCCGTGCTGCGCCTTGGCTCCGGACGGGTCCTGTTCGTTGTTCTCGCTGATATGTCCGACCCCGCCTTCCGGCAGGTAGACGTACTCGCCGTACTCCTTGACGCTTTCCTGGCTGTGGCAGATGAAGTCCTTGGCCTTGAGCGCCCGGCGCAGTTCCGCCAGCAGATCCACCTTTTCGTCCTTGCCGCTGAACCAGCCAGGCTTGTCGGTCACTCGCTGCCGTGTGCCAAGCTCGTCGCGCTTCAGGTAGACGTTCCCGTAGCCGCATTCGCGCAGGCTCTTGCCGAATACGCGGCCTGGACCGTTGGCTTCCCACGCGAAGTACGCTTCGCCGTTCCTGCCGCCGAACCACTTGCCGATGGCGGCGCCGATACGGCCTAGTTCTTCCGGAGTGATGAAGGCATTCGTGTACTCCGCAACCTTCTCGCGGGTCACGCAGTCCGCCACGGAGATGACGCTGTTGGACGCTCCGGTTCCGGACGAGATATCCGCTCCGGCCACGTAGTCCCTGTCCATCGGCGGCTTGCCGTCCTGGAGCCTGACCCACAGTCGGAGGAAGCCTCTCGGGTCGTCGGTGAACTTGATGTCGTCAAGGAGGATTCTGTTGAACTGGATATCGCCGGTATGGATGGCCGGCATGACGTCTCGCTCGCGGACCTGCTCCAGCACTTGCGGGTCGAAGAACTGGCTTCCGGAGGCGAGGTAGTCAATCTCAAGTTCCTGCGCGATTTCCTGCCTGGAGCCTGCCCGGTCGCATTGCTCATCGAACCACGGGCTTCTGACGACGGTTTTGCCACGGTGGGCCAGCCACACGTCAAACGCCTTTTCCGGGTCGAGCGGAACCTTCTTCCCGGACGACATGGCTGCGAGGCTAGTGGACTTCTCAGGTCCGTCTTTCGACCAGCAGGTATAGCATCCCTTGGCCTTATCCGGATGTTTTGTCCAATGGAGGATGAGCTTGTTGAAGCGTGGATTCATGGCGATTTTGTAGGACGCATTCCCGGCGCCCCAAGGCGTGAAGTTGAACAGCCGACAGTTGGTCACGTCTCTGGTGGCGGCGAGGATCTGGTCGTTGTTCGGCATCTTGGAGAACTCGTCCAGGACGAGGGCTCTGCGGCGGTCGCCGGTACCCGCGAACTCGGTGGTGGTGTCGCCGTCCATAGTAGAGCCGTTCTCGGTGTTTTCGGCGTGGAGTTTGCCGCGCTTGGTTTTCGGCCGGAGCCATGACGGCTGGTGATCCATGAGGAAATCGAACTTCCAGAACATCGACTTCGGGTCGCCGGTCTTGTCTACGAGCGCCTCTTTGCGGGACATGAGCAGGAACATCTGCATGTCCTCAAACTGGTATTCATGGACCAGGCTCGTGATGCACATCCAGGAGGCGCCCATGTCGCGCGATTTCTCTATGACCAAATCGTGGTGTCCGATGGCTTCCGCGATCTTCTGTATGGCTTCGTCCTCGTAGGGCCAGGTGACGAAGGGCAGTATGGCGCCCGTGCGAGGTTCGAAGATCCAGAGGAAGGCGTTGATCCAGAAGAGGCGATCTCTGCGGCAGGCGAGCCAAAGCTCGTCTATCAGGTCTTGGTTGCCGTCCGCGTTCCGGATCAGTTCGCGGCGGAACTCAAGATTCTTCACCGGGTCCTTCGGAACGTCCCTGTACCAGACCATCCATGACCTTTTCGAGCAGTTTGAGTGTTTGTCCGTGGTCGGTCAAGCGGTTGACTTCCTGCCGGATTTCGTCCTCATCGGCGCCGGCCAGTTTGCCGTAGACCAGCGGCCAGAACTTGTCGCGTCTGAAGTCCGCATCTCCCCGGCAGTCCTGCAACAGTGCCCAGGCGCGTGGGGCGGGAGCATCTTCCGGTGTCGCCTTCAGGTTACTGAGGTTATCCGCAACCCATCTGACGACTTCGCTCTCGCTCGCCTGCCTCATCGGCCACCTTCTTGAGCAGGTCTGACCAGTCGTCGGAGCCTGCTGCCAAGCGCACGTCTATGCCTTTTGCCTCTATTTCTCCCAGGACTATGGCTCTGGCCTTGGTAGCGGCTTTTTTCCTTGCCAGCGGGCCGGTGAACTCAGCCCGGAACTCCTCTTTGAGCCTGCGGTACTTCTCCGTGAGGCCGTGGACGTGGATCAGGTGTTGCTCCTGCCTGGAGATGACGCAGTTCCTTCTGTGGGCCATGCCAGGACCTCCACGGTCACGTCCCGCTTCACGCCGAACTCAAGGGCTTCCTGGTGTGACTGCATACGCAGATCAAGCCTGCGGCCTCGGATGGCGCCACCGCAGTCATCCACGAGTAGAGGCGCATGCCCCGGCACTCGGAGCAGCGTCCCTGGCGGAAATACCGACCAGTCAGCAGCCACTCCCGGACCCGTTGCTGGCATTCCTGTGGCCGTGCGGCCGTCTGCCCATTTGCCGCAGCATTTTGCGCATGGGCAGTAGGCC